ACTCATCTGGTGCCTTGGGTGCTGCCGTATCAGTAGCAGACATCCCTCGAGGCGAGACAGTTCGATCACTCTTTGGGTACCTTGGAACCTATCTTGCTATCGGAACCTCTCGTGGTGTCCGTATTGCAGCCATTGCAGATGATGCAACTATCGTCTATGGCCCATTGATTTTCAATACAACCAATCCAATCCTTGCCTTTGCAGCTAGAGACTCTTACATCTATGCAGGTGTTAAGGCTGGTATTGGTGGTGCCTCTGGTATCTATCGCATCTATCTTGGGCAACTACTCGATGATGGAACTTATCCATATGCCACAGACATCGTGGCTACTGGAACCACAGGATCAGTAGATGCTTTAGGATTCTTCCCTACATCAGCACAGTTATTCTTCTCTGTCCATTCAAGTGGAACATGGTTGCAACACGCAACCAATCTTGTTCCAGAAGGAACAGTCCAGACAGCAATCGTTAACTGGGGAACTCTAGAGAAGAAGTCATGGAAGCGTGTCCGTGTTGAAACCGGAACACTCAACGGAAACATTGAAATCTATGCAGATGCCAATGAAGGCCGTACTCAGATTTCAACCCTAACTACCGGTAATGCATACAATACAGACTTCGATCTATCTGCTGCTTACGCATCCACTCAAGTCAATGGACAGTTAGCATTTACCTTATATCGAAATGTAAGTGATGCTACTAAGGGTGCAGTTATGAATGGCTATGCCATTAAGGCTATCCCTAGCCCTACTCGATCTCGTCTGATCCAGTTGCCATTGATGTGTTATGACTTTGAATCAGACCGCCGTAACACTCGTTACGGAACTTTAGGTGGAGCCAAGTTTCGCCTATCAGCTTTAGAGACTGTTGAATCAACTGGTGCAACAGTTCTCGTTCAAGACTTTACATCCGGTGAAAACTTCGATGCTGTTATCGAAGAGATTGCCTTTACAAGAATGACCCCACCATCTGGAAACAATGAGAACTTTGGTGGAATCATTACCATTACTATGAGAACGGTAGTCTGATGTCGGCTATGGACTGGGCAGCATTTACGGTATCTATCCTTGCAATCATTGGTGGCTTTGCTGCCGGTATTCGTTGGATGGTTATCCACTATCTACAAGAACTTAAAACCAATGGCGGCTCAAGCCTCAAGGATCAGGTCAATTCCCTGCAAATAAAGGTAGACTTAATCTATGACATCGTCACAGCCAAGCGAAAGTAACTACCCTAACTGGTTTAACATTGCGGCCAAAGGTTACTTTGCCGAATACTTAGAAGAGTTTAAGGGCAAAACAAACCTTCACTTCTTGCAGATAGGTGTCTATACCGGTGATGCCAGCCTATGGCTGATGCAGAACATACTTACTGACAAGAGTTCTATCCTTACCGATGTTGATACTTGGCAGGGATCTGATGAAGAGATCCACCATGAGATGGACTTCTCAGATGTTGAGAGAGTCTACGATGAGAAGTTAAAAGAATTTTCTAATGTAATTAAATGCAAGATGGAAAGCCATAAGTTCCTTGCCACTACCGATGATAAAGAGATTTACGATTTCATATACATCGATGGAGATCACACAGCACAAGCAGTATTTATAGATGCCAGCCTAGCGTGGAAAGCACTTAAGCCCGGTGGGATTATGGCATTCGATGATTACCTATGGGAGCTAAATGCCCCAATCAATATGCGGCCACAAGCTGCTATCGATCTATTCATTATCTTAATGAAAGACCACTTAACTTTAATAGGAACAGGTTCACAAATATGGATAAGAAAAGAGTTAGAAACCTACTAGCAGTATTCTTTTTAACTTTTGGAACATCGATTTGGTTTATACCTGCATCTCATGCAGAGCAGACAGGGCCGGCAACAATCACTTGTGCTAAAGATGATGGCACTCAACGAACTGCAAATGTTGGTTGGGATAATTCACAAACATTCTTTCAAGGTAAAGGTGATATTGCTGCCCTTTTCTGCACCGGTGGATTCTCCGGTGGCTATCCAATCTTTGTATCTACAACAGTTCCCGATGGCCCACTTCGTTATTACAATGGGGTAACTCCTACACCTGCTCCGACTCCGGAAGCTTCTCCATCTCCGAGTCCAACACCGACTCCAACTGAGACTTCAGCTCCACCAAATGTTCCTGCGACTGAGCCAACTCCCACTCCAACGCCTGTAGCCTCGCCTTCTGTGGAGCCGACCCCTGAACCCAGCCCACAACCAAGCCCGACACAAAGCCAAACACCAGAGCCAACACCACAGCCATCTGTTGATCCATCGCCTACTCCTTCAGAAACAAGTACGAGTACAGCATCCCCACAACCATCCCCAATATCAACCCCAGAATCGACCAATACCCCAAGTCCGCAAACATCTATTCCTCCCGATACTTCAACTGTTACAACCCCTGTAGAACCTACACCTGTACCTGTTCCTACACCTGAGCCTACTCCGGTTCCTACGCCTACGCCAGATCCTGTAAGGCCACCAGAACCTACACCTGCCCCGGTTCCAGAACCTCAACCGACTCCTCAACCTGTACCAGATCCGGTACCAACGCCAGCACCGGAGCCGACTCCAACTCCTCTTCCAGATCCTCAGCCTCAACCAGCCCCACTTCCAGAGCCAGTTCCAGTACCTGCTCCCGAACCTGCTCCATCTCCTGAGCCGTTACCCGAACCACCTGCTCCAGAGCCTGAACCACCAGCTCCAGAACCCGAAGTAATTCCGGATCCTGCCCCTGAGCCAGAGCCACTTCCAGAGCCTGAGCCAACTCCTGCTCCCGAGCCAGAGGTAGTTCCTGATCCACCAGCTCCTGAACCGGAACCTGAACCTCCATTACCGGTTGAACCTGAGCCAGAGCCAGAACCTGACCCTGCTCCAGAGCCTGTGACAGAACCCAATGAACCTACGCAACCCGAACCTCCTGTTATTGAACCTGAAGAAAATGTTACACCTGATGTGGTCGTACTCACAGACGACACGGATCTTGAATCATTGGATCCTGAAACTCCAATCGAGTTGGAGAACGGTGTAGTTCTAACAGCAGAAGTAGTTATTGCGTTGCAGTTATTTGAAAACCCAGCAGAACTTATAGCCGAAATCTTTTCAGATCCGAGTCAAGTTCTTACAGCATTCTCGAACATAGGTTCAGACCTATCCCCAGAGGTTCGAGAAGATGCTGAAAAAGTAATTGTTTCAGCAATCATTGCAGGAAACATAGCAACCCAAGCAGCGGCAGGAGCCGCAGCGACAGCAGCTTATAGGAGGAAACCATGAAGTCTTTCTTCTCAGACATAGCCAATCAACTATGGACACTTCTCGGAATGTTCATTGCTTGGGTGGTACTAGAAGGATCAGCAAAAACAGTAGTTGGTTACGCAATCATTCTATCCCTGATTGTTTGGTCAATTACATTCAAGTTAAGACAAGATGAGGATGAATAATGGATACATTAAAAAGCATTCTCTCAAGAATTGTTGCAGTAATTGCAGCAGAATCATTGGGAGTAATCGGTGCTGGTTCACTCGTTGGCATTGAGGTATGGCAGGCAGCAGTCCTTGCCGGTGCCTTGGGTGCAGCACGAGTATTAGAAGCTCTTGCTCGATTCTATCTAGCAGATGGCCAACTATCAGCCGAAGAGATCAACGAAGCATTTGCTAAAGTTGATAAGAAGGCGAGCTAATCATGGGTCAAAGAGCAGACTTTATTGCAGTAGCAAAAGGTGAACTCGGCGTGATCGAAGGCCCAAAGAATAACGAGACCAAGTATGGAGCCTTTACTAAGGCTAACTTCCTGCCTTGGTGTGGCTCATTCGTCAACTGGTGTGCCAATGAGGTTGGCTTGAAGATCCCTAACTGTGTATCCACAGTAGCCGGAGCTTCAGCCTTTATGAAGAAGAATCAATGGGAGAAGGCCAGCGATGAAGCGACCCCTCTACCCGGAGACATAGTCTTCTTTGACTTCCCTAACGATGGAGTAGATCGCATCTCTCATGTCGGTATCGTGGTCAAGGATAACGGCGATGGTACTGTTACCTGTGTCGAAGGCAACACAGCCCCAGACAAAAAGGGTGACCAACGCAATGGTGGACAAGTCTGCCTGAAGGTTCGTGCCTTCAAGAAGAAGAATGGTTCAAAGCTACGCCGCTCACAAGCCGTGACAGTAGTTGGCTTTGGTAAGCCAGTCTTTAAGTCATAAGTCCAAAGGAGGACTAAGTATGAAGATCAACATATTCATGAAGAACCCAGCCGCATGGGCTGGTCTTATTCAGGCATTGGTAGCAGTCGTTGCAACCTATGCAGACATTCCACAGGAAGCAGTATTGGCTTTCATTGCAGCAGCTACAGGACTTTCTTTGAAGGCTCAGAAGATCGAGAACGAAAAGACATTGGCAGCTCTGTATACAGATCCAGAAGATGCTGACTAAAACTTAATAGTAACTAGATGGGGCCCCTTCGGGGGCCCCTCTTTTTTTGTGCCATAAAACTACACCGGCAGAAGAGCTTTAAGAAATGCCCCCCTACCCCCCATAAAAATTATGGTGGTTGGGTGCTACACCGTATAGTGTCGCCTTGAAGTTTCTGCCCCACCTCTTGCGAGGTGGCAGGACAATAACACGCCACGCCGACCTTGGCAAAATGGCCGAATGCTTGTCAGTCCTGTGTGTCACACTTATGCCATGAACGAGAAACTTGTAGAGGTAGACACCATCTATGCACAGATGGCTGAGTTCTCTGACCGTTCATTCCGCCCTCATCCATGGGTAATGGGATTTTCCTATAGCAATGAGGGAGCAGTATCTGTATGGTGGGATCACGCTTACGAGTCGACTAAGTATCAGCTCGCAAAGTTTGATCTTGTAGATTGGATGCATGAAAAAGATTTCATTGCAGACACAATGGTTAATCTAGTTCCATTGCCCGAGGAAAAGAATTTAATCTTGCCCGGTGTAATGATTATCTGGAAACCACTCGATGGAGATGCGAAGATCTCCGAACTGGCAGAGCAATACATTAAGGGGCTACAGAATGTTGCTTAAAGATTTTTACATAGATCAATTTACAAAGAGATTAAAAGCTATTGAACCCGAACCGACAACCGAATACAATCAGGGATTAGTAGATGGTTTAGAATTCGCAATCAAAATTTTGCAAGATGAAAGGTCGCCAAGTGCCACACAGTAGTAAAGAAACTTTATCAATCTCATGGTGTGACAATGGTTTGACTGATGGCAAGTTCACAGAAGGACTTGTATACACGATGCTTATGGCACATACAGTTGGTGTGCCTATCAATAACGCAATGAGAGTCAAGGGTAATCAGATCTCTCGTCAGCGTATGCAGTTGTTCGATCTATGGGCAGACCAAGCTAAGACCGATTGGCTACTGTGGGTTGATTCAGATATTGTTCTGACCAAAGAAGTTCTCAAAACTTTATGGGATGCAGCAGACAAAGTCTCACGACCTGTTGTATCTGGCGTATACTTTGTTTGGAAAGACACGGTTGGAAACCTTCCGGTTCCAATGCCTACCATCTTCAAAGAAGGTAGAAATAAATACGAAGTTGAATACATACATCCACTACCGGAGAATGAAATCATTCCGATTGATTCTGCTGGCTTTGGTTGTGTGTTGATGCACAAGTCAATCATCCCTAAACTAAGGGAGAAGTTCCCGGAAAAAAGTTTCTTCCACGAGAATGATCTTACGGAAGATAAGTTTATTGGCGAAGATATTATCTTCTTCAATCTACTGAAAGAAGCAGGGATCCAAGCCTATGCCCACACCGGTGCATTGGTTACGCATATGAAGACTTTTCCTTTTGATATTTCTTACTATGCACTTTTCTGGACAGCGTATAATCAGGTGCAAGAAAATATGAAAGAGGGTAAAGCAGATGAGTGAGATCAAGGATCTACTTATCCAAGTTCTACGAGCTAAGGATGCAAGTAAATCTCGTAGCACTCAGGTGCAGATAGGGCCATCAGAACTTGGTGGCTGTTCACGCAAGGTTTGGTTTCGGTTAAATGGACAAGCCGAAACAAACGACAACGAACTCAAACTAGCAGCCATCATGGGAACTGCCATCCATGCAGAGATTGAGAAATCAATCGAAGCATTAGATCCCGAAGGCAAGAAGTATCTAGTTGAGACCGAGGTCGAATACAATGGAATGAAAGCCCATATAGATTTATTCATTCCTGAAACTGGTGCAGTCGTTGACTGGAAGACAACAAAGGTTAAGAACCTAAGTTACTTCCCATCGAAGAACCAGCGTTGGCAAGTTCATACATATGGCTACTTGTTGGAGAAGAACGGTTACAAAGTAAAGACCGTTAACTTGTGTGCCATAGCCCGGGATGGTGATGAACGAGATGTAAAGGTTCATACTGAAGACTACGATCCAACCATTGCAGAGGAAGCTTTGGATTGGCTCGAGAGTATTAAGGAAGTAACTGATGCACCTCCTCCTGAAAAGGATGCCAGCTACTGTCAGTTCTATTGCAAGTTCTACGATGCAACTGGGGAGTTGGGTTGTAGTGGCTTAAAAAAAGAACTTACTAAACCCTCGGAAGTCGAAATTCTAGATACTGAGGTGGACAGCAATGCCTTGTTGTTCTTACAGTTGGGAAACCAGATCGATGATCTGGAAGCGAAGCGTGAGAGTCTTCGAGCTTCACTCGAAGGCATCTTCGGTAGGACACGGAGTGGGATCGACATCAGTTGGACAACTGTTGCTGGCCGTGCATCTATCGATGAGAAGGAAGTAGAGAAACTCTTGGGCTTCGTACCTAAAAAACCAGTCGGCAAAGAATCAGTCCGGCTCAACATCAAACACACGAAGGAGAAATAAGATGGCCGAATTAGGCTTTCAAGTATCAACAAAGACAAACGATGGAACAATCTTTGTCATTGCAGATGCAACATATCAGGGCTTCTCACAGAAATTAGCAGAAGCTTTAGATCCAAGTGGTGCCGAGTCACTACTACAAGCCATGGCTAACGCCTTCACCGGCTCCCAACCAATGTCAACACAAGCGATTGCACAAGCATTCAATGCAACTGTAATCACACCACCGCAAGATGCATGGGGTCAGCCAGCGAATGCTGCCCCTACTAACGGCCCAGTATGTAAGCACGGAGAAGCAGCAAAGCAAGTTCCTGCTGGAGTATCCAAAGCATCAGGAAAGCCTTATCGTGCTTTCTATGCTTGCTCACGACCACAGGGCCAGCAATGCGACTTCAGAGCAAACGCTTCTTAATATCGTTGGTGAGGCAGGGTAAACCAAATTACCCTGCCTTTACCGGCACCGAAGCTTGTGCTTCTATCGGCAACGAACATTTCTGCACAGAGGAAAGAGACTTCACCCATTACGAAACACTTCGTAATGTATGTGCAAGTTGTCCACTTCTAGAAGATTGTTTTAACTGGGCATTACATAATGAAGACTTCCATTTTTGGGGAGGAACTTCTGCAATAGAACGGAGAAGGATCCGTGAAGAATTGAAACTAAAAAGATTGAGGAGTATTGCTGCATAATGTTGAACTTACTGCAAGCAGTTCACAGCACAAGCTCCTCTGCTAAACCCTTACCTGATGTATGGGCTGGACTTAGACAGCATGGTATGCGATTCCGTCAGTCACAGTTGTGTCTTATCGCAGGTCAACCAAACTCAGGTAAGAGTTTGATGGCGTTGGTATACGCCTTGAAGACAGGAGTTCCGACTCTTTACTTCTCGGCGGATACCGACCCCATTACTCAGATGTTTAGAACAGTTGCAGGTTTGACTGGACTACCACAGCAACAGGTTGAAACATACTTGGATGCAGATTCACATTACTTCGATCCATTGTTGAATGAGAGAGGCTCACATATTAAGTGGGTCTTTGATCCATCACCGGACATTGATGCAATCGAGCTAGAGATCCTCGCTTATGGCGAGGTCTATGGCATGGCACCTGCATTGATTGTCATTGATAACTTAATGAACTGTGTATCTGTTACTGGTGAAGAGTGGTCAGGTATTCGTGCCATCATGTCAGAGCTGCATCATGTGGCTCGTAAGACTGGTGCTTGTGTCCTTGCACTAACTCACATGAGTGAGGCAGGAACTGGAGATCCAAAGATGCCAGCACCTCGCCGAGCAATACTCGGTAAGGCATCACAACTTCCATCGATGATCTTATCTATTGCAATGAACCCAGAGTTCCAAGAGTTCAGGGTTGCAGCAGTTAAGAATAGATTCGGTGAACACTCAGCAGATGCATCTAACTTTGTAACGCTGGGTATCGATGCATCACGAGTTCAGATAGTGGACAGAGATGTTCAGGGCATGGCCGATCTAAGACCGGGGGTGAACTTCGTTGGACTCCAAGCAATCTCGGGCCAATAAAAGAAAGGGTGCAACATGGGAGACAGATCTTGTTGAATACTTTAGAGATAAAGAGTTTCAACCAGTCGAAAGACTAAGGCTCTCAGGCACTAGTGATGAAGGTGATCTATGGTTATGGGCACCGGACATCGCAAGTTTTATCGTAGTCGAGGCAAAGAATGAGAAGTCATTTAAGCTTGGGCCATGGATAGAAGAAGCAAGTATTGAAGTAAAGAACTGGATGAAGAAAAGAAAGTCTTCGCCAGCGATACCAATAGTTATCGCCAAGCGTAGACAACATGGCATAGGCAAGTCGTTTGTAATCATGGAGTTAGATACATTTACGGAGGTATTAAAATGGAAACAGTAGTAGGCGTATTGATCGTAGTAGCAGGTGTTGCTTTGTATCACTTCTTAGAACACTTGTATTACACACTTGATGCACGAATTGAACAGAAGAAAATGGAGAAGCGGATCGAGGAGTATAACAAGTATGTTAAGACTCTTGGATCTACTACTAAGAAGAAGCCAGTAAGAAAGAGTTACTAATGGCTGCCGACCCAGAGCTTCTCAAGGCTGTGGTCGAACACTATGGTGGAGAAGTAAGAGAAGGCTATTCAAAGCCTGTTAGATGCTGCTTCCATAACGATACTCGAAGGTCTGCTGTTATGAGTACAGACGGAGAGAAAGCAGGGCTTTACTTCTGCCACACCTGTGGCATAGGTGGAGATGCATATTCATTACTCATGTGGAAAGAAGGGGTGGACTTTCGTGTTGCTTTCGATAGAGCGTCTGACATTGCTAAACGAGCTGGCTACGACATATCACAAAAAGATAAACGAGGAGACGGTCTCTTACCTAAAAGGTCGGGGGTTCAGTCAGGAACTGGCAAGCGAGCATCTACTGGGAAGCGTACCAGTCGACTGTGATCCGAGCCATGTCCAGTTTATCGGATGGTTATCCATCCCATATCGAGTCGTCAATGGCGTTGCAGGTTTCAAGTTCAGAAGGATCGATGAACTTCCGGGGCCTAGATACATGGCACCAATGCACCAACCAGCAAGATTGTTCAACGCAGTTGATCTACAAAAACCTTCGGATACCATTGCAATTTGCGAGGGAGAGTTGGATGCAGTCATTGCAAGTCAACTCTTGCCTTCAGTTGGAGTGCCGGGAGTTAAAGCTTGGCGACCACACTTCAATAGATTATTTGGTGGCTATCGAAGAGTCCTTATCTTGGCAGATAATGATGACAAGAAAGATGGATCTAATCCGGGGATGGAGTTGGCCGAGAAAGTTTTACAAGAAGTTGAACACGCAGAATTGATACCACTTCCACTCGGAAGTGATGTAAACTCTATAGTATTAGATGAGGGTTTAGATGGGCTACGAAGGAGACTGGGAATAGATGAGCGAGTATGAGTACGGAATCAATAGATCCAATGACGATGCAGAGTTTGAAAGACTTACTGGAAAGCTTCGGCCTAAGAGTCCTAAGTCTAAATATAAACCCGGATCTGCCTTTGGCCCTCGAGATAGTAGTTCAACTACCGCAGACCCGGTGATGAATCAGTTCGTTGCTGACTCGTGGGATATTATCGATGAGCTTGGCAACCTACTGATTAGTAAGCAAAGAGACTACGGCCCGGGCAATATCAACAATGCATACGGTGGCCCTATCAATGGGTTGATGGTTCGTATGGGTGATAAGTTTGAACGACTAAAGAATCTACTTGCATCCGGTGAGAAGCCACAGCATGAATCCATTGAGGATTCCTTCAAGGATCTTGCTAACTATTGCATCATTGCCATGATGGTCAATCGTGGAAAGTGGCCAGAGAACAAGTGAAGAAATTTTTTTTAATTGCAACTCTTGTAATTACATTGGTGTTCTTCGTTGCTAAGTTTGTAATGGATGCCATCATCGAGCTAGAAGATGAGGACTAATGCAAGAGAAAGATCGTGCTGAGGATCACCTCGAAGATCTCGTGCATATATCCGCAGCACACATCCATCGCAGGTTTGCTGGCTATGTAGATAAAGAGGATCTAATTCAAGAGCTTCGAGTCTATGTTCTTAAGCGACCTCACTTGGCCAAGATGTTGGATGAGGCTTACGAAGTAAGCAAGGATGAGACTAAGTGGGTAGCAAGGCGGATCATGGCACGATTCCGCAGGACAGTTGAGAAGTATGCAAGGAAAGAGAAGGCCGCAAAGCTTGGCTATTCAACCGGCGATGAGTTCTTCTATGACACGATAACGATAGCCAAGATGTTGCCAGTTGCATTTGAATTTGATTCATACGGTGCAGTAATGGTTGACAAGGTAGACGATGGCACCCCACGCAAGCCATCAGTTCCAAGTGAGGGTGGCAATATCTTGGCTGTAGTAATTGATATTAGATCTGCAATAGATCTGCTAGATGCGGATGAGCAGGTGATGTTACGCAATAGGTATTCCAATAGCCCAATGACTTTGTCTGAGATAGCAGAAGAGATGGGCATAAGTGATTCAACAGTAGATAGAAAGATTCAAGGCTCACTAAGAAAGATCATCGATCACTTAGGGGGGCCAACGCCTTGGGTCTGAAGATAGTTCTCGAGAGATACGAAGTTGTTCTCGCTGCTAACACAGCGATTGAACGCTATGTATCTACGATGAAGAACCAACAGATGCGTGGACTACAGGACATGGATGCATGGCAGAGAATCCTTCTCGATGTTGATGGTGCCGGTGCAGAGATAGCAGTAGCTAAGTATCTTGGTGTCTACTGGGGTGGTGCCTTCGGTCAAGGTGGTGTAGATATTGAACCCAATATCGATGTTAAATACACAAAGCATGAGCAGGGTAGATTACTTGTTAGACCCGATGCTAAAGATGATGTGAAGTTTGTATTGGTTAGAGGTGGTATGCCTAACTACGAGCTGATTGGTTGGATCATGGGTGCAGAAGCAAAGAACCCGGAGTGGTTGGATAAACCTGACTGGCGTAGACCAGAGATCTATTGTGTACCAGAGGAGAGTCTAAGAAAATTCAGAGGGAGTTACAATAACTAATGGCTACATACGAATACAGTTGCAGTAAGTGTGGGATCAGCGTTGAGATCGAACGCAGAATGACAGAGGAAGAAGCTGCACCTAAATGTGATTGCGGTTTGATGATGTCTCGAGTATGGACAGCAACGCCTACAGTATTCAAGGCCGGTGGTTTCTACTCGGTAGATAATCCAAGGACATAAAAGACTAAAGCCCTCCCGAAGGAGGGCCTTAGCACCTAGAGTGGAGGATCAAGTCCACTACATTTATTGTATCACTATCTTCCGTATTCTTCTTTGAGGAACTTGCCGCAGTATGGCCATGGCTTGAAGCCACGATCAGCATAGATATGAAGAGCTACATGGAACTGTTCTCTTAGAGTGGCATCCTTCGCTGGGGTGCCGCTGCTGCCACCATGTGCAACCCAAGTCCGGGGGAACTCAATCTGAAATGCTCCCTGAAATTGTTTGCGTGTGCCGCTGACAGCATTAAGTCGACCATTGGATTCACACTTGGCAAGTTTTTGCCAAGCTAAAGGTAGGTCGGTGAGTTCAATATCCGACACGAATGCCGGCTCCGGTTTGATTACCGGAGGGATCATTACGATAACCGGCTCCCGAGGGGTTAGCGTTAAAGCTAACCCCATGGCAACCGCTCCGAGCATGAAGCGATGAAGCATTTATTTATCTCCAATCATGATCGCAGCTATGAATGCCACGATCGGGATCATGATTAGCAAGGGTTGATCCTCGCTAATTCCCACCGGTAAGGTGAAGAATATTAGAATGAATAAACCGAAACCGATCAAGCGATTACCTCCGAGATCGCTCCGCATTCGGAGCATTCGGGGATCTTCTGCCCATTCGGTATCGGCTCCGGGTAATCCTTGCCGCATTCGCAGCGGTAAGTGTAAGGGTAACAGCTCACGCATGAATAAGCTCCGCATCCGTAAGTCATTAGGCCACCTCATAGATAAGCTTCGATCCGATCTTATGGATCGCCTTACCCTTAGCTCGCAGCGATACGATTACCCCTCGAGGATCGAGGGCCCGGAGATCGTGAAGATC